GTTTATTCAAAAGAAGAATGCCCATATTGCCACAAAGTAAAATCAGTATTAGAGTTGACAGGAAGTAACTTTGTCGTGTATACTCTTGGTGAGGACTTTACGAAAGAAGAGTTCTATGCTGAGTTTGGGGAAGGATCAACATTCCCTCAAGTAATTTGTGATGATAAGAAACTAGGAGGATCCGTTGACACAATCAAATTCCTCAAAGAACAACAACTCGTCTGATGACAACATAAATAAAAACAAGATCCGCGTTAATCGTGGCGTTGAACTTATTCTTCATGGAGGAAAAAGAAAGCAGACTCAACCGTTCCATATCATCTTTGAGAAGATGGTTTGCTTTCTAAATCGGGAAGTTACCATCTATTTTGAGTTCTCCTTAAAGACAAGGAAGAGAAAAGTAGTTTCCCGAGGTAAGAAAAATGCTCGCAATTAGTTTAGTTTTCGGTTCCTTTCTAACCGTATTGTTTCTAATAGTGGGAGTAATGGCAGGTTGGGTGGCAAGAGAATACATGATGAACTATCGGGAAGTACCAAGACCTCACCCCGAAATGTTTGACAGTCAGGGTAACCTGATACCAGATGAGGTAATTGCATTTAACTTTGAAAACTATCATGACTACGAGACAAACGACGAAGAAGACATCGACGAGTAAGGCAAAAACTACTGCCAAGACTCCAGCAAAACCAAAGGCAGCACCAAAACCAATCCCCGATCTTCCTGTCAATCCATTTGTGTATGAGATCCTAAATGTTGTCTCTAAAGAAACAACAAAGGCACGGAAGGTTGAGGCATTGCGGAAGTTTAATGATGCTGCCACCAAAGTTGTTCTTATCTGGAACTTTGATGAGAGCGTAGTGAGTCTGCTTCCTCCTGGTGATGTTCCTTATGCTGGAACTGATGAGCAGAATTCTTTCAGCGGCACTCTGTCTGAGAAAGTGAATGATGCTGTCTCCAAGATGAATGAGTTGGGTTCTAACTCTCTTGGATCACAGGATCAAGGTAAGTCTTCTATTCGTAAAGAGTTCAAGCGTTTCTACAACTTTGTTAAAGGTGGTAACGATGGGTTGAGTTCTCTTCGTAGAGAGACTATGTTTATCAATATTCTCCAAGGACTTCATCCACTTGAAGCAGAGATCCTTATCCTTACCAAGGACAAGCGACTTGGAGATAAGTATAAAATTACCAAAGAAGTTGTTGCGGAAGCTTACCCAGATATTAAATGGGGAGGTCGTTCGTAATATATAATACAAATTGGAGTGTTCGTTATGCCAAGAAATACAGCAAAGGTGTCTGAGGAGGCACTTGTAAAGGAAGATCTCATGTATAACTGGACACCTGCCGAAAAAGAAAATTCCAAGAGGAAATATGGATGCGAAATTCTCATTGAGAATGGAACTTGGGAGCAGGTGTCTACAAAAGAAGCACCAAATGATGCGCGTATTGTAAGATATGAAGTTGATGGTGAAATTTGTTTTGACTTGACCCGATCAGCAAAGCAGGTCAATGTGTTTGATATGTATTGGGACAAGTTTCGTGATGGACTTAAGTCGATAGAGTACGGGCAGGGTAGGATCAACCCTAAGCTCTGGGGATACAAGTCACCCGAAAAGAAAAAGCGGAAGTGATTTCCCTGATCGGGGGAAAAAATCCCGGCAAAATTTTGGTTCTGTAAGGTTTTGTATCACATTTTACAAAACTCACTTGATAAATAATCGCATCAGGGGTATAATACCCTTACGTTCATCCTATGATATTATCTCTACTTCTGGCGCTCTCCCAACCAAAGACATCCTTACTTCTCACGTGTGAGCAGTTCGAATGGTTAAAGGAAAGGACAATGAGAACTGAGGCTCTTTCTATTTGGAAGAAAATCGAGTTTATTGCCAGATACACAGAATGGACTGATCCTGCCTGTTTCCCAGAGATAGAAGAATAGGACGCAAGTAGGACGACGCGGAACGGATCGTTCATCCCATTAGGGACGCACACGCCGCCCGAAGGAACGGGATTTAACCATCTCATTTCTTTGGAGTAATCTCATGTCTCAAGTTACTTATCGTGGTGTTACCTATAACACTGAGAGCCGCCCTAACCAGGATGCTCAACCTCCTGCACACGTAGAAGTTTACCGTGGCGTAATGTTCTACGTTGACGAAAACGGACACAAGTCTGCAATGGTCAGAGGAGGTAAGTAATGCAAAAACTTAATGTTCTACAACTTATCAAACTACAAAAGCAAAAAGAAGAGAGAAAGCATAAAGCTGCTCTCTGCTCAATAGGACACTGTGGAGCAAAAAAATGATTCCTTTAATTAGTGGAATCGTTTTCGGTTCAACAGCATTCATTCTTTTAATTTATGTTGAAGTTCTATTGCTGAGTAAGTAATGCAAAATTACAATTAAATGGCCATGATCGTTTCTCAGAACAAAGTGGTGATTATTTCCATTTAGTACAACCAATGGAACATGGTATGGGACATCAAAAATGTATGGATGTTAGTACTCGTACATATGCAGAAGTTAAACGTGTTGCAGCTGATACCAATTCTACTATGATGTATTCATTTGCATTACGTCCAAAAGAACATCAACCAAGTGGAACTTGCAATTTCTCTCGTATTGATAATGCTGTTTTCCATATGACTACTACTGCAGCAGGTTCTGTAGATATGTTTGCAGTTAATTATAATGTATTAAGAATTATGAGTGGTATGGGTGGTCTTGC